AATTGATCAAACTGAATGCCAAAAAGGATATTTACGCCGTTATCTTTCTCAAAATCCAGCCAATCAGGCTCCATTACCTGAATTTGCAGCGGCGCCAGCCCGTAATCCGTCCATAGGCGCTGGTCAACGCGCCTACGGATCAAACACGCCCCACGCACTGCTGTCGTCCGCGCCACCAGCGACTGCAGGCCCCACAGGTTGTGTCTGCGGTAGAAGTCGCAGTGTGTGCTGGTCGCCCAATCATCCCAAGTCGCCGCATATCGCTTCGTGGGCGCCACTGGGGTGCTGATAATCCCATCACCAACCCAATTGTTCTGTAGCACGCCAACGGCCTTCTTCGCCCACGGCTCGTTATCGACCAGGTCCTGATGACGCCGCACCAACAAGCGCCACGCCTGCTTAATGTCGGCGTTCGGGCCGCCCATCGGCGTGTACCAGCCGCTGGTCCTGCGGGTGTCCTGCGCCGCCTCATATCGCGCCAGCTGCTTATTCAGCCGGTGGATCTCCAGGTGCTGGATAGCCTCTGTCGTCGCGTTAGCGTTCCTGCGCTTGCCCATCAGTAGCGCTCGAATGCCATGTACTTGCGGGTCGCTGGAGTTGTGCTTGGCTCCAGTTCTTCCGCCATCGTGCGCTCTAGCTCCTGCATCTCAGCAAGGCTGCGATACTCAATCTCGCGACCGGCGCTTCTTACCCTGAGCGCGCCTTCGGCGATGGCCGCACGCAAGTCGGCGAGCTGCTGAGCTGTGTATCTGGCCATGGGCACATGCTATTGAAGCCAGCCGCCTTTCTTTCTCTTGATTGGAGCGCTGGCGTTAACAGGCACGCCCGCAAGCTGTGCGACGAACTGCTCAGCGAGCTGCCCCCACATGGTCGTCTCACCCTTGCTGCCATATCGCCGCATCACCAGCAGAATTGCCACGTAGGCCATCCGCATGCAATCGCCGGCCTCGTCGTGCTGCCCCGGCGGGAGCTCCCAGTGATACACCGTAAAGCCCTTCCGCAGCTCTGGTACCTGCCGCCATGGGAATAGCTCCGCCAGGTACTGATCAGTGCAGCACTGCCCCAAGTGGATATAACCAGGCCCCGGCGCCTCGATCCTCAGCCGGCCCTGCAGGTGCTTGGTGCTCGCGTAAGTGCCGATCGTGTAGAGCAACGTCGTGCGCCGGCTTGCGGTGCTCACCGCCCGGTTCTTCCGGTCGATCGCCACCGCCTGCCCCCGGCCCACAATCGGCTTACCAGGCGCGCCACTGCCCTTCATTGGCACCCACCGCTCACGCCGTTCGCAGAACTCACGCACCTTGTGCGGTGCATGGCCGCCGTCGTCAATGCCACCTAGCGTGATAGTCAGATCCACCCCGTCGGCGCGCGTCCACGTGGCATCACCAACCTTGTCGAGCTGTTTCCAGACCTCATCACCCTGAGGGTTCCCGTGGATCTCGCCGTGAAAAACCGGCCAGCACTCCTCACCCTCGCCCCATCCGATCACGCTCACCACCAGGCGCTCGCCGATACTCCCGCCGCCGCCCTGCACGTCCACTGCAGCCGTCAGCAGCAACACGCCCACCGGCACCGTGCCATTCGGGTAGCCGTTGCCCGCCTCTGTGTCATTCCGGCGGCCCTTCAGTCCTTCCTCGTTGAACGTGTTCCTGATCGCCTCCGAGAACGCCTCAGCCTTGCGCTTGTTCACCCAGCCTTTCAGCAGCTCCCGGTCATGCTTCGAGCGAAGGAACTCGTCCCGGATCTGCGCCCAACCCAGCCAGCCCAGCGGGGAATACCAGCCCGGCAGGTGAAAGCCGGCGGTCACACCGTCACCCCGGGCCCTCGCCACCCAGCGGCCTGCCGGCAGCATCTCCCGCTTGTAGCGCTCCTCAAACCGCTCACCGCAATGGGCGCATTCGTAGAGCACCTCACCGTCGGGGCGGTCCCACTTGAAGTGATCCCACACCAGCACTTGGAAGCTGCCGCACGCCGGACACGGCACCTCACGCTCGCGCTTGTCAGAACGATCTTGGAACTCCTTCGTGATCCGGCAGGCGCCCTCCTCGCCCGGGGTGCTGGTGGCCAAAATCTTCCGCCGCGGGAAGTTCGTTGTGCGGGCTTCGGCGTTCTCCAGCGGGTCACCCTTGCCGTCCGCATCCAGCGTCCAGCTGCTGATCTCATCGCCGAACAGGTACAGGATCGGGCTTGACTGCAGGCCGCTGCCGCTGTTCGCCCCGACCATCATCAGCACACCACCCTGAAACGACTTCATAAAGATCGTGTTGGCGGAATCGCGCGCCTTGTTCGCCGCCACCAGCTGATTCAGCACCGGCGTCGTGCGGAGCATCGGGTCCAGCCGCTGGCGGTTGAAGCGCTTCACCATGTCCAAAGTCGGCTGCACAACCAACATCGGGCCCGGCTTTTTCTCGATCGCGTACCCGATCGAGTTCAGGATCACCTCCGTTTTGCCCGTCTGGCTGCCCCAGATCAGCACCACCCTGCGAATCGGGCTGCTGGCGCTCATGCAGTCCATCGGCTCGCGCGCATGCGGCACCCGATCGGTGCGCCACGGGCCCGGCTCTGAGCTGGCCTCAGATGTGAGGATCCGGTTCGCGTCGGCCCATTCGCTCACCAGGCCGGCAGGCTCAGGGACCAGGCCCTGCAGGAACGCGTCGCGGTAGGCGAGGGCGGCGTCAGCCATTGACGGCGGCCAGGGAGCGAAGGGCGGCGATCAGCTCGCGCTCCAGGAGCTGCTCGACGGCGAACGCGTCGGCGGTGGCGGCGAGCTCGGCGCTGATGCGGGGGCAGACGCCCAGCACCGCCTCTCTCGTGGCCTTGGCCAAGCTGAAGGCCTCGTTGCGCATCTCGGCGATTGAACCAAGCTCCTCGCGTTCGCGCAATGCCTTGAGCTTTGCCAGCTCGGCATTGTAATGAGCGCGGCGCTCCTCGGACTCCCCAATGTCCGGGATCATGTCATCAGGCACCTGCATGACCAGGCGCGCCAGGTCCACCTCACGGGGTCTGACGGGCTTGGTGAGTTTGGCCGCCTCGCCAGGCTGCGGACGCACGCGGCCCGTGATTACGGCGTTGTTATTGGGCACGGTGTTCTTGTCCCAAAGCCGCATGGCGAGCTGGGCATCCAGCAGCCGGCGTCCGCCGTCAATGACGATCGCGCCAGCAATGCGGCGCTTCATGGCGTGATTAACGGCCGCCTTGGTAACGCCTCTGATTTGCGCGAATTCGGTCTGTGTGACCAGCTGCGTCACGGTTGAATACTCTTAACCCTCATGGGTTCAAAGTATTGAGGGCACTAAACCGGCAGGTGGGTTTGGGGGGCACATATGCTGCGGTTGTTTATACAGTTGATTCTCAATAGCTAGCCAAAGCGTGCGGCTCGAAAATGAACCGCGGATTTTTGGCCAGGGAGGACCCGAGAACCCTTGCTATCACTAGGCTGCCCTATGCGGCTGCCAACATAGCCACATAGACGGCCCTTATTGAGAATCATTAGCAATAAGGACGGCCCTTATTGAGAAGCCCCTACCTGAACCCCGCGCGCCTCAGCTCCGCCTCAATCGAGGCCTTGTAGTGCCCCGGGAAGTGCCCATCGACTGAGCGCCTCAGCAGCTCATGCACCGGGAACGTGCGCCGCCTTGGCCTGGGCGTGGGGTCGATGGTGTAGAGCAGCCGCGTCTCGCTCTCGAGGGTCGACGTGCGGCCGATGAACCGCTCACCCCTCTGGAACACGCCGAAGCCACCACGCCGAAGCGGACGCATGAACACGCCAGATCCAGGCTCGTTGATCCGCTCCAATGCACGGCCCAATGCCGTGAAGGGGATGTTGCCATGCCTATCCAGCCGCGTGCCACGAGTGGGCAGCAGCGCTCCTCTCACGGTCCTGCCCTGCACCGATGCCGAGGCCTTGCGGTCCACGGCCTTGGCCACGGGCTGGCCACCACGGATGAGCGGCTGCAGGTAGCGGCCTGCTGCACGGGGCTGGTCGGAGACGAACCCCACCTCAGCGACGAGGCGGCCAGGGTTGGCCCATTGAGAGCGGAGTGCACCGACGGTCCAACGTGAGGCGCCGCCTTCGATGGGGCCGTTGGGGTTGGTGATTGCGGCCTTCATCTGCGCCTGTGCGTGGCGCACTGTGGCGGTGAGAGAGCGTGCAGCAGCAAAGCGAATGTTGCGATCGGTGAGCCCAGCGAGCTTGCCGATGGTGGTGTTCAGGTTGCTGTCGAGCTCCAGCCTGATCACGGCAGCGCTTCCCTCACGAGGGTGGCCCACTGCTCGGGGGTCAGGATCACTCGCCAAGTGCCGCCGCGGAGACGGAGCAGGGTGGCGGCGTGGGTGACGCCGGCGTTCTGGCGTTGGGCCTCAGCGCCGAGGGGTTTCTGACGGAGGGCTGCGCCGGTGTCCTGCCAGTCGGCGACCTGCACCACCGTGTCGGGGATACCGTCGATGTCGCCGGTGTCATCCTGCCTGCCGGCGCCGAGCTTGCGGCGTGTGGGGAAGCCCAGCAGGTCATGGATGAGCTGGGCCGCCTCACGTTCGGCGCGGTCGCCCTTCGCCTTCTGAGGGTTGGCCATGCCTCAGTGTGGGTCGGCCGGTGGGTTGAACGGACCGATGGCGCAGCGGTCGAGTGTGCCTTGGATGTCAGCGAGGCGCTGAGTCCACGCCACCAACTGCCGATGGCAGAGGTGGTCGGCGTGGTCGTAGGCGTTGTCCTCCAATGCCTTGGCCGTGGCCATGAGGATTTCCAACGTGTCGTCGATCCGGGCCACCACGGGCCTCTGCCGGGCGCTGATGGTCACTTGGAAGGCCTCACGGTCCAGAAGGGCTTCATGGGCTTGGCAGTGGCCGTGCCGGTGGCCTCAGCGACCTCCTGCGCCTCTTTGAGTTGCGCCTTGAGTGCGAGAACTGCATCTGGGTAGTCGTAGGACTTGCGACCCGGTGACCATGTGAAGGCGAGGCCGTGGGCCTTGAGTTTGTCTGGCAGCTGCCCGGTTTCGCGGAAGGCGTCGAGCTGGGTGAGGAGGCGCGCTTTACGGGCTTCCAGATCGGCGAGAAGTTCGAGGGTGTTGGCGATGTCGCCGAGGATGGCTGCCAGTGCCGGTTCGAGGGTGTCTTCAGGCATGAGCGATGACCACGGCGAAGACGGTGGTGAAGAAGATCCAGAGGGGGAGGTTGGGGTCCTGGAGGATGCGTCTCAGCATGGGTAGAGCCCGAGGGCAAACGATACAGTCACCATACCGAACGATATGGATGCTGCAATGGGAAAGGCCCGCGCTGTGGCGGGCCGAGAGATCGAAGCGAATCAGGCGTGGAAGTGGGCTTTATAGCCGAGGCCGCCCTTCGGACCCACCAGCACCCTGCCATAGCCGCGCCTTGCCAGCTCCTGAATGGCCAAGGCGCCTTGCCTGACGGTTGGTCTTGGGAGAGTGGTGAACAGATGCCGAGCAAGCTGCGACCACCAGACACCACCAGGCACGCCCTTGGCATAGCCGTGAATGCTTGCCATCAGCTCAAGCTGGCAGCCCGGCTTGGGGTGGCGCGGATTGAAGGTGCTGGCAGGAGCGATGAGCGCCCGTGGCTTCCGTTTGGTGGTGGCGGCGATGTACTGCGTCCGCAGCGCTGCGGTGGCGTCGTCGAGTGTCGTCAGCGCTTGTTCGCAGGGTTCAGCCTCCAGGGTGTAGGCCGCGTGGACGATGCGGTAGGCCGCTGCCAGGCCGGGGGGAAGCTGCTCCAGGGGGATTGGATGCTGTGATGTGGCAGGCGGAGGCGTGGCGGGCTGTGAGGCCTGCTGACGGGAGAGCATCCAGTCAATGAACCAGGAGTCCATCCAAACCGCGAACTCAGGCGAGCACCAGCGTGCGAGGTCGATGGCAAGGCGTGGGTCGATCCATGTGCCCTGCAAGTGGGCTGGGCCACCTTGGACGGTTTGGATTAGGTCAGTGGATGTTTCGGCGTCGCTGCCTGGGTCAAGCAGATTCCCGGCAGACCCATCGTCCACCGTTATCGGATTTCCGATAACGGTCCCGAGTGCCTTTACGTATTCCTTGGTCCGGGCGTTGGCCCAGTAGTGACCCCACAGCTTCCCAGCCGCTTTGCACATGGCAGTGGCATTGACGAAGCCGTCACTTTCGCGGCGCTCAATGGGCGAACCATTCCAGGCGCGGACCTGGAGGCCGTTGGCATGTTGCATGACCTTGCCCGCCATTGGCGGGGAGTGAGAGTGATGCACGACATCTCTGCCGCACTCGTGCAGCGTAAGCACAGCAAAGCCCAGCCGTCAAACGGCTAGGCGATGCAAGTAGGGCCGGAGCCTTCGATACGGTTCCAGGAGGGGCCACTCAACCCTTCCACCGCGTCCGCCTTCACAGGTAGGACCGACTCCGGGATCTTGATTCTCTCAGGCCAGCCAGTAAGGTTCAGCCCTGA